TGTCTTTGAAAGGTGACATATATTTTGATTTCATTATATCTGCAACTAAATATTTTGATATTTTATTTGCATATGTTTTATCCATCCCGAATAGAGCTAGCTTTTGCCTTCCAAATGAATATTTCATTTCATCTATAGATTGAAGCTCTTCTCTTATGATTTCTTTAAGTTTTGTTTTTGTTATTTTCATTACTGTTTCACCTTTTACTAGAATACCCTAAGTTTACTTTTTCTATTGACTGTATAGCTTTACCCACTAGTTTTCTAGCTTTTTCTAGGTCACTATATGACGATTGCATTTTCTTTTTCTCGTCTTTTGAGAACTCTATCTCTCCATCAAGTTTAACAGGGCTTTTTTCTGACAGGCGATAATCGAGACCACCAGCCGCGTGACGAATTTGTTCTAATGCATCAAGCATTGACTCCATTACATATCCACCTGGATACTTTGCCTCGTTTAAACATTCTTTAATTATTTGTCTTAGTTCAGATTTTTTCATATTCTACATTCCCTATTTCTTTTTCATTTGGAAAGATACTAGTATATTTTTCCTAAAAAGTGGAGTTTCTAATATTTTCCGTAGACCCTTCTCAAACTCTGGTAATAAGTCATTGAAGGTGTATCGATTAATCTTACCATTAAATGGTGCTGGATTCATGTCGTCCCAATTGTCAACTGCGTTCGTAGTTTGTAAATGTATTGATATGTCTAAGAACTGAGCCTTTGCTACATCAGCTTGCTCAGGGACATAGTCAATTGCAACAATAATGCCAGACGTATCGAAATATGTAGAATCAAAATTACTAGCCCAGCTTCGCTTTGCTTGTTCTATTTCATACTCAAACGACTTGGCCGATTTCTTAGCTGCTCCTCTTGCGTCCATATCTCCAGCTGCTATAGCTTTAGCAGCCTTAAGATTTGGCTTTACCCATGTAGATAGACTACAATACATGTCTGTTGGTCTATGTTTGTCTTGTACTGTGCCAATCGTAGCTTTAAAATTTTTAGCTAACTTAATATTTTTCTTCTTGGTACCTGGACCATATTTGTATTTACCCAATGCTATGTAGCTCCTTGTTCATGTAGAAAAGATCGATAATACCGTGTCTAACATTGTCTGATGATTCAATCTTATTTATAGCACTTAGTGCTTTGGTCTTCAACTCTTCATCAGAGATATTCTTAACCAACTGTGTCGTCTCTGTGACCAAACTCCTTTTAAGCATGGTTACATTTTTATTGTTCTTGGAACTAAGCGTAATAAATATTTCTTTCTCCTTAGTGTCAAATTCTGACAGAAACTCTCTATTGAACTTCTTGACTGCAATATGCACGACGCTGTTTGGTTTAAGATATTTTAATGTTGAATTCTCAAACAATTTATTACCAGCATTTTGGATATCGTGTTCACCCTGCTTATGTTCAGTTTGTACATATTCTAACAAAGAAATATAAGATTTATTCTTAGCTATAGCGTTGTATCCCGTTTTGTTTACTGTACTCTGAATAACTTGTGTTATATCTTTATCAATAGATGAAGACTTCACAGGGTGAACATTAAATTTACTTTCTAAAAGACTGTTGTAATTCTTAAGATCCTTTATAGACATATCGCTGAATAGATTCATAGTCTCTTTAATCAATAAGTCTGCATAAGCCAAGTCATTTATATATGCTTCACGTAAAGTACTATATGCATAAAACTGAGCCTTAAGTGGCTTTTTCAAATTAACAAAATTTATGAAACTCTTAGCTAAAGTTTTGGATTCATCTTCCATTCCCTCTAACATGAGTTGAACGCATTGGTTCGTTATGCTATTCAAAATTGACCCGAAATTCATGTAGTCATCGTCCTTCTGTTTTTCTGGTTGCTCCGTATATCATATAAGTATTAATGTCGATTCACAATAAGCTATTTTTTACTAACTTTTTTTACCATAGTATCAACAATATCTAATACGCATTGAGTCTTATCAGCAAATTCTTCGCTATTTTCTGATAGCATGTTTCTACCAGTTTGGGATTCTTTTGTTACATTCAAGAGTTCATCTATGTTAGCAATATAATTTTCTTCGACTCCAGTCTTTATGTCGTCACCATCTTTTGCAAGCGGCATGCGACCACCCTTATTTATTATGTCGCCAGCATCGGCAGGGAATAATAAGCCAACATCAACAGCACTCATCGCGTTGTCTTCTAAATCAGCTGCGATTTTGCCTTCTATAAATTGTTGATTAAGTACAGTCTTGATTTCGTCATCTGTAAAGTTAAAAATCTGACGCATTGCCCACGTGAACGATACAGGTGACATGCTATCGGGATCCCACAAGTCACCGAGAACACCAGCTCTACGAGACCATAATTCTATGCGTTCCTCTTCTAATAAATCATTCGGGTTAGCTAACTCAAGATCGAAACTCAACAGTTGGTCTCTGTCTCTAAAGCCGATAGTATATAGATGTACCAACGCCAGTTTCTTCAACTCTGTTTTCATTGCTAACTGTAAACGATTAATAGTCCGAGCAAATCTAGAATCCTGAGACGCAAGAGTTGCTTTCGCATTTATCTCTTCCTCATAGGTCAAGAACGCTTTAGGTACTTTAAGAGCTGCAAACATTTTGTTTTGCAAATATTCGATATCTGCTATTTCGTCTAGATTTGACGCACCATCCAATGTTTCGATTTCACTGTTCTTATCCCCTCGTCTTGGGATAAAGAAGTCCTCATCAATCGCCATCGGGTTATATCTCTGATGAATATTGCCAGTGGACTGTTGAGTTATTGGAGTTTTCTTGATGGTATCTCTAATATTTTGCATATACCCTTTGATGTCTTTAGGGTCGATATTGCCAACGTCGATATAGAACACACGACGTTCTGGTGCCCTTGTGATACGATACACGATCATCGCGTCTTCAGTTAACATCAACTGTTTCCACACCCTACGAGCAGACTCTAGCATGCTTACGCCATATGGGTAAAATTTTTCATCTGCTATTAGTCTGAAATGCGCAATCTGCCAGTCTTGGAATTCCAAGTTCTGGCTAGGATATGTGAATGTAACCTTGCTGTGATCTTCTGGGTTCTCAGGGTCACCCTCTTCTCTAAACATGGAATGAACTGGCATTGATATGGTGTTAGTTATGCCCTTAGTTTCATCAATGTCTAGAAGTAAATAATGATTGCCATATTTACACATATTTCTAAACCATGACCACATATTCTGTTCAACATTTAGTACACTGTAGAATAATCTGTGTAGCTCGTCTCGTATACGCTTATTGTTCGAAGAGATCTTTAATATTTCACCAAATTCATTTTTTGTGCATGATTCGTCTGCATAGATATCGAGTGCAGATGCAATTTCTGGTGTATAATCCATCGCGTCAAAATCTTCGAACGACCTAAATCGGTCTGGGTCGATCGACGTCAATCTCATGTAATTGTCCGCCCCAGCTTTTTGGAATTGCTGAGTGAGATGATCTCTAGTTGTACGTTTAACTGTTGGGTCTAATTGTTGTGGCTTGAAGTTTTGAGTTGTTCCAATGCCGCGCTTGAATAGATGCGTCAGTTTATCGTATACGTCATATCTATCCTTAGAGAGTTTACCCGGCTTACTTGTTAAGTATTTATAATCTGACATTAGTCTTCTTTCTTGTTAAGAACTTATTCCCAAGTTTATCTGTAGGCTATTTTCTTGTGTAATAGCTTAGCTTGGTTCCGCTTATTTAGCGCCAGCTGGTTTGGCGTATTTCTTGTTTTTATTTCATCAGCCATGACAAATCGTGCACGTTACCTATCTCGTCAACGTACGACATAGGACCTGGAACATCACTTGTAGTATTAAATATCTCAGCATCGTGTTCTGTTACCATTCTTGGTTCAGATTTAAACGCGTCTAACATTGCTTCGTTTATAGCCTTAAAGCCAGCCAGAGCTTTTAAGTCTGTTGACATTACATATAAACCAATACCCATCGCCATAATGAGGTCATCATTATAGCCTGCCATAGCTTGTGCTTTACCATTCTTCCAAATTAACGTGCCCATCTCAGACACTAATCTGTGGGAGTGAATTATAGCGTCGCAAGTCCGAATTGCTTCTTCAAACCTCGCAATCACCATTGGTCTAGTCTTAGACGTAGTTTGGAATCCTGGTACTTGTTTACCCTCTTTTGCCATCTTACGGTGCATGTTACTGCCATGCTGTCTACCTGGTGTTGAGTGGTACATGTTTGGATATTTCATCTCAACTAACTTAAGACAAGTTGCATACCCTATACTGTTAGCCTCTGGGATCATCGTTGCGCCATTGTATTCAATACCAACATCAAACAGCATTCCCGCATAGATGTCTGGTGGAATCTTACCTCTATACTCTGCAACCTGTTCGAGGTTTGAAGTCTTGATAACGTGGAATGCTGAATAGTCTTTACCATCTCCTCTTGCGATGTCAGCAGAGAGTACGTACCGCTCATGTGGTAAAGCTTTCTCCCATATCCACAGGTCGCCGTTCATGCCAGTTTGCTCTATAGGCTCGATTATGTTTCCACGGTGTTCGCGTACATATTCGTCTTGGATAACATTGTCACCTGAGCCTAAAAACGAGCAGTCTAACTCTTGTGCAACTTTACGTGGGTCATTCAACAGCTGTTTGCACTGCTCACGATACCACGGACTAGTCCAGTTACCCTTTTCATCTATTGTCTTTCCATCTGCAAAGATAGGGTGCTGAGTCCAATGAAGCTTAATTCTATTAAATAAGTTAGAGCCTTCCCTTGCACCCTCCCACTGTTGGTGGTAAAAGTTACCTACACCCTTTGGAGTAGAAATAACTATTGCTTGTCCACCGTGAGCTAGCGTTGGATAAGCTGCTGTCCATAAGTCTTCAATCTTTTCATGCTCAATAATAGCAGCCTCATCGATAACTAATAGTGATAACGCTTCAGAACGTCCAGCGTCTTTAGTTGTTGCAACAGCCGATACCTTAGACTCATTGCTAAACGAAAACTCACCCATACTGTCATTAACGACAGTTGGGACGAACTGTTTTGGTAAGTGCCTAACCATAAACTTAATCTTACGCATAAAGTTATGAGCGGCTTTTTGTTTGTTGGCTATAACTACAACTTCTTTGCCTGGGTGGAACAACATGAACCATGCAACATAAGCAGCTGTAGTAGTAGATAACCCAAGCTGTCTTGACTTTAAAATGATGTTGAATCTGTTAGCCTCGAACTGTGTTATGCAGTCTTCTTGGAAGTCGTACAGCTTAAATGGGACTTTACCCCTAGTCGGGTGACTGACGAAACAATACGTGTTCACAAAATATAGTGGATCTCGTGAACATTTTATTAACTCATGCATTAGTGCATGTTTAGTGAACTTCTTCTTTTTAGCCATAATTGTTTTTTCATTTACTTGATTCCATACTTCTTAAATAATTTCTCAACTGCCAAGACTATATCACCCTGAGTGTCTGCTCCAACTTTCCCGCTATCAAATTCAGGGATCGTCTTAAGAGCTACATATATCTTGTCAACCATTTTCGACTCATTGAGGATTTCTTCTTGGATTATTTTTCTCAGTTCTGATTTTTTCATACTACTTTCCTCTACTTATAGAAATGGCTTATACTTAATCCCTAATTCTTTAGAGATTTTTTTCAATTCTACAGCTGCTTTATAAATAAGATCTCTGTCTTCCTTAGGAAAGACTCCGAGGCGAATTCCACTTGCAATGTCATCATTGTATGTTTTCAATGCTTTTGATATGACAGAAATATCTATTGCTTCATTAAGGATTTCTTCTCTTATGATTTCTTTGAGCTTTGTTTTTGTTAGTTTCATACTACTTTCCTCCACCTATAGAAGCGGTTTATACTTAATCCCTAATATTTTAGAGATTATTTTCAATACTCCAGCTGCTTTATAAATAAGATCTCTGTCTTTCTTATGAAAGATTCCGAGGCGAATTCCACTTTCAATTACATCATCATAGGCTTTTAATGCTTGCGATATAACAGAAATGTCTATTTTTTCATTAAGGATTTCTTCTCTTATGATTTCTTTGAGTTTTGTTTCTGTTGTTTTCATGTTAATCCCATACCCGGCCGGCTTGTTTTAAGTAATCAGAAAAGCCGCTTTTATCTTTTTTAAGATTTACTATGCCGCCTCCAAACGAAACAACACTTTTTCTACCATTTGGTAACAATACTTCAGCTGCATTTGGTGATACATTGGGTTTCAATTTAACCAATCTATATGTATTACCATTGAAGAAAAATGTTTCACCCATTTCCAAATCTTTCAATTTCTTTGGTTTGGGCATTTTGGCTTCATTCAATTTCTGAGTCTCTTCTCTTATGATTTCTCTGAGTTTTGATTTTGTCAGTTTCATATCGCTTTTAACCAGGCCATTCTAGCTTATTTAATTTTTTCGCAACTTTTTGTAATTCAGCAACAATAGCATCGCAATCTTCTCTGAGTTTTTTAGCTTCTGCAGCATTGTCATCGTCCTCAAAAGAATAAGACAAATCTAGCCGGCCAGGAAAGCTCGATACATATTGTATAGAGTCTTGGAATTTAGCTACATCTTTTTCGTAATTCTTTTTGAACTTAGCAACAAGCTTTGTAAAGCTCTTACTCGTTAGCGTCTTAGTCTCATTCATTATCTCTTCTTGGATCATTTTTCTTAGTTCTGATTTTTTCATTATGTTATTTTCTCTTTTCCTGTAAATATACCATCTTGTACTCCAGCAACTATGTATAATAGTCCATAATATTGTTTTTCTCCAGGACTGAGCATCTTATTATATGATTTCT